GTTGCGACTAATAGTGGAGTTAACCACTCTAATCTTAACATTCTACTTACCTGAGCAGATGTCTCTCTACCGATCACTGGTGGAAGCTTACTTTAAGGAAGTCTTACGTCTGGTGGATGAACGTGGTCTAGCGTTTACAGTAAGGTACGTGAAATCTTCACGTCTTGCTGTGACGCGCTATATCACAGGTCACCCACTCGACGCAATAGAAGGGGTAGCCCTAAAAGGGGGATGGCCAGTTTGGCTATCCCCGTTAAAGGAACTATCCTCCAGCCCTCAAGGTATAAAACTCCTATTGACACTATTAGTGTCTCTAAGAGGAATACACCTTGATGCGGTACTGGACGTAACACCAATTGTAGCACCATGGAAGGGTACCGACTCTATTACAGAGAAGGAATTCAACCATGCGTGTAGACAACTTGGTATACGATCTATGAAGGTGGAATTCAGTAGGTTCCATATGTCTACTAAGTCAGGACCGTTGGGACAAGCCATCTTAACCTCGGTCTCCGAGCTTACGTTACTACCTTTGGAGTTGGTCGATAATATTCGACTACTCGCGGGTGGTAACCTGGGCGAGAAGATCTCGGCTCTGATGGTTGGCCGTTTCGGCGATCTGAGCTTAGCTAGCATATGGGCCACTTTATTTCCGCCAAAGACTTCTTCTTTCCGTAAACTATCCTACTTCAGTGATAAAGAGGGAAAGACACGAGTGATAGCTATTCTTGATTATTGGTCACAGACGGCCCTTCGTCCTTTGCATAAGGTTTTGAACCAAATGCTTAGAAAGTTGGGTCCGGACTGTACCTTTGATCAAGGTAGTTTCACCCGTATCTTGCCTCTCAGTCCTTTCTACTCGCTCGATCTTTCTAATGCAACCGATCGAATGCCTATTGCTTTACAGCAAAGGATTATCCGACGGATCATTGGAGAAGAGAGAGCGGTGGCTTGGGCTCACATTCTTACTGGGTACGAGTTTACTTCCAAAGGAAACCCCTCAGTTAAATATAACTGTGGGCAACCTATGGGGGCGTACTCGTCATGGCCAGCGATGGCAGTGACTCATCATCTAATAGTTCGCGTGGCTGCGTTAAGAGCGGGTTTCCCGCACTTTACCAGTTACTGCTTACTAGGAGATGATATAGTTATTGCTAACGCAGATGTTGCGCAGCAGTACAAGGCTCTGTTAGCATCACTCGATATGCCCATCTCAGAAGCGAAGACTCATGTGTCAGATGACACATTTGAATTTGCCAAGAGGTGGTTCCATAAAGGGTGTGAAGTAACAGGGTTCAGTACGGCTGGGATAAGTAGTGTATGGAAGCGTTATTCACTTCTACACAATTACCTGTCCACGCAACGTGACCATGGTTGGGACCTAGAGATAGGAAGGCACCCGGAACTAATCTCATCCATATATAAGCTTTACGGTAAGCCCTCTCAGTCTGAGAGGGTTGTAAAATTATATATGGTGTTCGATGCGTTGGCGCAAGCCAAGAATACGGGAGATCACTCTTTGCTCGCTTTGCGAGTGGAGAGCTTCTTCGGTATTCCTGTTTCGCTGCAGCTTCCCCGGTTATCCGTGGAAGCGCTCGATCTTGATCAGTTGATGAGACTGATTAGGGTCGAGGCAGCAAAACGGCTCATCGAACGAGATTTTGGGCGTTTCCAAAAGGATGCATATCGTATCAGTGCTAAACTGAACGGCATGCTCTTTAAGAAATGCCCAGGCTTGGATGTCCAGTCCTACCGAAAAGCACTAGGGAAGAATTCCCCCTTAATCCTTGTCCTTAATGGAATGATACTCGAGAGCGCCATGGTTCTTAATAAAACCTTTGGTAAAGCGGTGGGTATTACCCGCCACTCCACTCGTGAGTTTCAGGCCATCAAGGGTTGGGATGAAGGCCAACAAGTAACAGAAGAGTCCTACTTAAATGTAGGAGTTTCTAAGTACTTCGTTAGCAAGGGAGTCTTCTCCATGCGTGCTGCCCAC